GGAACACCTGGTTGACGAAAAGCGTCTGCTCCTTGCAGGTCTTCTCGTCTGCCTCGAGCTCTGAACTGAACTCGGCGATGGTGTCGGACTGGGTGAACACGCGGGCCAGGCTCGGGATCACGCTCTTGACCGCGTCACGCACGCGGGTGACGACGATCTTCGATCGGCCGTTCTCGGCCTTCACTGCGGTGTAGCCCTGGTAATACTGATCAGCGAGGCGGCGCTGCGGCGCCACGTCGGTCTCGATGTACTCGCGCGCGTTCTCGATGGCGCGGGCGACGATGCGCTGCGTGCGGTCCTGCTCGAGTGGCGCGAGGGTTTTCTTCTTGCCGAACATCAGGCGACTCCCCCGGCAGCGCGCGACAGAGGCTTCGACCAGTCGCTTTGTGTGATCATGTGGTTCTCGTTGATGCCCATCACGCCGATCCGCATGGCATCTGCGCCGTGGCTGTACTCGTCGTGGCGCGGCATCGACTTGATGGTGTTGAGCTTTTGGTCGAACTCGGTGCGGTAGTTGCGGATGCACTCGACGCCACGCTCGCAGTTGGTCTCGTCGATCCAGAAGCGGTTGAAGGCGATGCGGACGGCCTCGATGCCGTCGTCGACGCGGTGATTGGGAACGACGCGGACCTTGAGCCCGCGCTCCTCGAGGAACTGCTTACGGCTCTTGCCAGTCTGGAGCTCGCGTGCTTCGGCGTCGTGCGGCAGAAGGTGCTCGGTGATTGCGTACGGCAGGCGTGCCAGCAGGTCGACATAGTCGCCAAGCGGGCGCGACGTGCCCTCGATGTAGTGCAGCCAGTGCCACTCGCGGCCGATGATCTGAAACGTCCAGATCGCCATGGCGTCGCCGATGCCGAGATCCCAGCACGAGTAGACGTTGGCGGCGCGGTCATGCGGCACGCGGGTGATGCGGTGCTCGTTCTCGGCCTGGACGACGTCGCGGCCGTAGTAGGCGCCCTCTGCGATCTGCTCGTAGCCGCCGCCCCATATGTGCTGCGCTTTGACGCTGTCGCGGATGTAGTCGAGGTTTTTTTCCTGCAGGAGCTCGTTGGGCAGAAACGGGTTGTCGTTCCAGTTCATCTCGACGCAGATCGCGTCGGGGTTCTTGGTCGGGCCACGGAAGAACACGTCGACCGGGTCGCGCTTGTTGCGCGGGTTCCACGAGAACCAGAGCTCGGAGCCGGGCTTGCGGATGGTCGGGCGCAGGACGTCAAGCGATCGCTGGCTCAGGCTCTGGCTTTCCTCGCACCAGGCGATGTCGAAGCCCTCGAGCGACTGAATGCCGATCGCGTTCATGTCCTTCATGCCGCGGAAGATGATCAGCGAGCCGTTCTTGCCGCGGATCTCGCTTTCGAGGATGTCGAACATGTCGCCGACGCCCATGCCTGCGATCTTGTCGACGAGAAGCTGGCGCACGGAATCGCGGATGGTGTTCTGCACTTCGCGGATGCAGACGATGCGCGCGGCCTTTGAGATGCAGGCGATGATGGCGAGCGTTGCGAAGTTGTGGCTCTTCGATGAGCCGCGGCCGCCGTAGCAGGCCTTGTAACGCTTCGGCTGGAACAGCGGCTCGAACTTGGCCGGGACTGCCGCCTCGATCTTCCGCACACTGTCGAATGTGGCGGGCGCATTCATACGATGTCGTCCCTCGGCGGCACCGGCACGAGGCTGATGGAAAACTCGATCTTGGTGTTGATCGGGCCGCCATTCGGGCCTGAGTGTTCAAGCTGCTGCTTCTCGCGCCATTCCTCGGGCGCTGCATTGGCAAGGGCGAAGCGGCGAGCGTTGACAGCAGGCCCAGGCATGTCGCGTTCGAGCATGCCAACTTCGAGGAATTGCGTCCTTTTTGCCTGCCCCTGCCTACAAGCTAGGAAAAAATCAGGATATTCCTGCCGCCAATTGTCGATGGTTGCGCGGTCGACGCTGATGTGACCTGCGAATGCGGTGAGCGACAGGCCCGTGCTCATGACCTCGAGGACCTGCTCGCAGTAGGCCGGATTGTAGGACGACGGGCGGCCGACTGGTCGCTTCGCCTGTTCCTTCGCCGGTGCCTTTGCTGCTTTTGCCATGCGGTCCTCGATGTTGTTCGAGCCGCTCCAGACACCCCCTGCGTCGTGGACCAATCGCTAAGGCATCCGAAGCGGCTCGTTCGTACATCTAGCGTACGTTTGACCGCCTGCCAAGTGCTAACCTGTTGATTTATAGTTCATATCATGCACATATTATCAGCCCGAGGCGAAAGCCCTAAAAGCCTCGGGCAGGTCGTCGCCATTCGCCCAGTTGATCTTGGGCAGCGTCGAGGTCGGATCGACGCGGGCGGGCACGACCTTGGCGCCGGGCCAGACGCGCTTGGCCTCGTTCACCATCTCGAACTGCCAGATCACGCGCGCAAACTCCTCGACGGTCCAGACGGCGGCCATGCGGTTATCGGCCACGGCCTGCCTGGCGCTGTCGTCGTCCGCGCAGATGACCGCCAGGCGGCCGTCAGGCAGCAAGGCCTCCATGGTGCGCCGATCCACGGGACTGGCTCCGGCGGCCTCCGCTGTGGCGCCCAGCACCCTCCAGGCGTTGACCATGCGCCCGGCCTCGTACTCGACATTGGCGATCGAGCCGCCAGTCGCCTCCTCGGTGATGGCGAGGTCGAGCTTGTCCTTCTGCCGCCAGAAGGCCTCGGCCATGTCGTTGGGCACGAGGGTCGGCAACCGACCGACCCCCCACCAGAGCTCTGCCCGGTGCGCCACCTCGTCGAGTGCCTCGAGGGCGATCTGTGATCTGGACTTGGTCATGGCTTGATCCCGTTCTTGAGGAGGATGCGGACGACGACGGATCGCTGCTTGTCGGTGAAGCCGTAGTACCCCCGGCCGAGGACATCCTCGACGAAGCTGCGCTCCCAGTCGGAGAGCCTGACGCCGAACTCTGTCGCTGCGACGGCCTTGAGCTTTTCGTAGAGGTCGATGTCGTCCGCGGCGTGGCCCTCGGGCTCGGCGACGCGCTCCTGCGCCTTGGAGGCCATGGCCTCTGCCCTGCCCTCGACGCGCCCCTTGGCGACGCCGCGCTCGAAGCCGGCCCTGAAGCCGTCCTCGAAGTTCTGGCCGCCCTGCTGCTGGGGCTGGGCGCCAAGGAGGTCTGACCACGAGAGCTTGGCGCCAACCATGATCGACTGCGCCCTTCGGACGGCCGCCAGCACTTCGCCATCGTGACTGGAGCCGGTCATGCCCAGCACCTTGCCGAGCCGCTCCCTGATCTCAGGCGACAGGGTCATTGCCGCCCTCCAAACCCTTTCCTAGCGTAAACCATTTTTTGTCTCCATTTCGCAGTTGCAGCATGATGGTGCAAAAACCCGGTGCGGGGACGGGGCATCCCCTTAAGGGGGAGTGCCCCGTTTGCCCCGCGGGGCACGACGGGGCATTGCCCCGGATTGCCCCGTTTTGCCCCGTCCATTATATTGCAGTGCAACATGGTTAGAGCTTCCACAGATACCCACCATTGGTTGCAAAGTAACCCTTTTCGACGAGGCTCTTAATGGCTCTGGAAACCTCTTTGCGGGCCTCGTGAACCTTCTTGTCAGCCACCTTCCCGGCGGCAAAATTGGTGAAAGCCTCGCCTTCCACGACGCGCACTCGGCCGGCCTCGGGGAAGCCGGTGCCGCTCGGATTGCCCCGCCCATGGTCGTCGACGAACTGGCTGAAGGCGTCGGCGACGAGGCGCTGGGAGGCACCACCCGGAGCCGCGTTGCGGGTCTGGCGGGCGGCGCCTGCGTCGGCCTCGGCACTGGCCGCGGTCGAGACCTCGTCACCATCCTCGTCGGTGCCCAGCACGACCCGCTCCAGGCGGAAGGCGTACTCGGTGCCGTCCTGCCCGTCGCGCAGCTTGGTGACCGTCAAAGTGCCGATCGTCTCGTCCTTCTCCTTCCTGACCTCGCCCTCGAAATTAAGCGCACCGAGGAGGCTGGAGTGGCCGCGCGAGCCCTTCGACTCGTCCTTGCCGCTGTGGTGGACGACGAGCACGAGGGCATCCACGGCCTTGGCTATGGCCTCACAGATGGCGACGAACTTGCCCATGTCCTCGACATCGTTCTCGTTGCCGCCTGCCATGGCGCGGTTGAGAGTGTCGATGATGATGAGGCCGCAGTCGGGCTGGTTCGCCTTGATGTCGTCAACAAGGGCCGCGGCGTCTGCCTCGCTTGAGCGGAGATCGACGTGGACTGGCGACAGGCGGAAGGCCTTGGGCCATGCGATGACGTGGTGGCGGCACCAGCCAATGACGCGGTTGACGCCCTGCCTGCCGGCTTCTGGCGTGATGTATGAGACGCCCTTCTGGGCTGTCTTCTGCCCCCTCCACGGGCGCCCAAGGGCGACGTGCAGCGCGAGGTCGAGTGCGGTGAATGTCTTGCCTGATCCGGGGCGGCCGTAGATCACGCCCATGCCCTCGGCGGGCAGCATGCTCTTCACGAGCCAGTTTCCGTTGAGGATGGGCTTGCTGTCGGCCTCGAAGGTGACCCACTGAAATCGGTTACCGGCTGCGCCGGCCTCCTTCGCGCCTCCGCTGAAGTCGTACTCTGGCGCCTTCGGCTGCTCCTTCTTGGCCTTGTCCTTGGCCTGATATGCCGCCACGATCTGTTCGAGGGTCCGGTAAAATGTTCCATGTGTGTCACGCAGGCGACCGGCCTCGAAGCGGCGGATGATGTAGGCACACTTGGCGACGCACTCCTCCGGGCCGCGGGTGTTCTTGCCAGGCACGTTGACGACGACGCCCCTCTCATATTGGGGCCAGGCCGCCGCGTAGAGCTCCTGCACGCTGGGAAGTGCGCCCGTGGTGCCCACGAGCTCGAAAAAAACCGCCATGACCGTGCGGTGCATGTAGGCCTCGCGCCCGTCCTCAATCTTGCCGGTGTCGAGGCCGAGGCCGTTCGTGGCGCCGACCCGGTCGATCGGGTCATTCTTGTGGGCGGCATCGAGAGTGTGGACCTTCTGCTGGGCCGGATATGCCTGCGCCACCTGCTCGGCCGTGTAGCGCCGGCCGGGGTCCTTGATGGGCATCAGGTGGGTCATCTCGGCGACGCGGCCGGCCTTGGTGGGCCACGCAATGGAGCCGGCGAGGCGCATGATGCGGCCGGGGTTCGTGATGACCCTGTCACCCTCGAGACAGTCAGCGACGCCGCCGAAGAGCTTGCGGTGCTGCTCCGGGTCGGTGACGGCCTCAGACAGCACCCAGAACGGCTGCAGGCGGACGTGTGGCTTCTCTCCAGTGCAGACCACAAACGACGGCAAAAGATTGCGGGTGCGCTCCGGCGCGGCCGCGGACGCTGCCGCCGTGTCAAGGTCGCCACCCACGGCAGTCGTGGCATAGTGGTCGGAATCCGACGCGCGGCCGAAGGGTGGCGTGTCGGGGTCACGCAGTGCCACGCCCACGTAGGCGTTGCAGCCGGCGGCATTCTTCTGCGCGGCGTAGGCGACGGCCTGACCCATGGCGTCGACGCCGAACAACTGCCCGAGCCAGCCGTGGCCGGTGTTGATGGCAATCTCGATGAGGCCGTCGTCATACTCGCGCGCGTGACCGAAGAGGAGATCCAGGTGGCGCCGCATGTCCTCGGTATTGGGGGCGAGGTGCGGCTTTTCGTCGGTCATGCTCATCACGGCTCCGTCGTCAAAATTAGCTTTGGTTCTTGATTTCGTTGAGGCGCCGCTCCGCCAGCATGTGCTCGCGCTGCCGCTGGTAGAGCTCCTCGTAGGCGCAGCGCAGGCAGTCGAGCGTCGATGCCCGCACGTCCGAGAGCTCGCCGGGCTTGTATCGGAGCCGCCGCAAGGTGTGCGGCGGGAGGTTCCAGCGACGCTCTGCCGTCTCGATGGCGAGTGCCATGTTCAGGCCGTCAAGGCGCCGCTCGTACTCGATGAGGAAGCGTGCGAGGCGGGTGGCCTCCTCGACACATTGTTTCGCTGTTAGGGGTTTTAATTTCCGGTCCACGGAAATGCTCCAGTGTTAAAAATGGCCGACCCCGGAGAGCCGGCCAAGTTGGGAGGACGCCGGATTACCCGCCGGCGGCCGGGGTCTCTTCACCAGGGAGGAAGTCCTTCCAAGTGACTGCGCCGCTCGTGGCGCTTTCAATGATTGCGATTACGGGGAGCGGCGGAACCGTCTTCCCGCTGCGGTATCGAAGGACGGCGACGCGGTTACGCCCGATGTCTCGGCCGAAATCGTCGTCGGTCTTGCGAGTGAGTTTCATGTATTCGGCCAGCTTCATGCGGCCGAACGTACATCACATGCACGTTCCTGCGCAAGCCCCAACGTGCATGCCAAGCGATACAAAGCTCAAAACGGTCGGAGTATGTGTACTGATGCCCCCGATTAAAAAACCAGAACGATCACGAACTCGCCATTACATCCGCGCCTGGCGGGAATACCGAAACCTGACGCAGCAGCAACTTGCCGACAGAATGCAGACAACCCGCGAGACGGTATCGCGCGTGGAAAATGGATTAGTGCCTTATAACCAAGATTTTATTGAGGTTTGCGCGAATGCGCTAAACTGCGGCCCGTCCGATCTCCTTGATCATAATCCTCAACTAGAAAATGCTGTTTCAGAGCTCCACCGGATTGTGATGGAGGCGTCGACCGACGACCAGCGCCGAATCTTGGCGGTCGCAAAAACCCTCTTGCAAAACAACGGTTAACGCGCAAAGTACATGCGAAGTACGATTTTGCTTGCCGACTAACGTACACCTGATGTACGGTGCCCCCATCAACAGAGGGCACCACCCATGAGAAACGCCAAATTTAGCTACTCCATTCGCCCCCTCCCGGCCTGTACCGGCTGGAGCGGCATCCACCACCCCGCATGTTTTGAGGTTCGCGCCACCTGCAATCTCGGCATGCGCTGGGATTGCGGTGAGTTTGCCACCCACGAGGAGGCGCAGGCCTACATCAACGCGCGGATTCAAAAGGTGGCGGCATGACCCGCGCCGATCTCCTCGCCCGCCTGCGTCGCGCAGAGGCCCGCATGGACCGCTGCGAAACCGACGCCGAATACGAGGCCGCGCGCCAGCTTATGGAGCTCGCCCGCTTCGACCTCGAGCAGCACGACTGGAAGTTCAGGAGGGTCGCATGAGCCGCATCCTGCTCACGGTCGGCGTCACCGCCTACACGTTCTCCATGGCGTGCCTGTGGGCCGCCTACACGCCGGTGCCGCAATGACCTCGCGGATCATCGTCACCGGCAAGAACCGCGACTTTTCCGTCTTTGGAATGCCCGCCACTCCGGGTGGTGCCAGAGGGCGGGCAGAGGGGAGCTCTGCGCCCTCCCGGCTAGAGCTCCCCGCACATTCCGGCGTCCAGCCGGATTCCGAAGCGACGGCGGAACCGTCGTGTTCTTTCCTCCCCCAGCCAGAGGCGGCCCCCGCCGTCTCTGGCACCCGCCTCGCCGTCTGCCCGGACTGCATGGGCGCCGGCTACGACTACGACTTCTACATCTGCCCGCTGGCGCAGATCACGAAGAAAGAGAAGGTGCCCTGCGGCCTGTGCCACGGCGACTGCGCCATCGAGGTGTCGCTATGACATCAGCATGTGAGCGTCACGGCATGAAGCATCTCAGCGTCTCGACGCTGAACCTGTTCCAGAACGCGACGGGCCTCTTCATCATCGAGAAGCTCTTGGGCAAGCGTCAGCCTGTCGGCTGCGCCGCTCACCGCGGCAACGCGGTCGAGGCCGGCATCGTCATGGGCCTCAACAATCTCGAGGCCAGCCTCGACGACTGCATCGAGCATGCCCTGAAGGAGTTCGATCGGCTCTCCGCACTCTGCGTCGACCACAACCGCGACAAGGAGCGCAAGGGCATTACCGGCATGGTCTCACACGGCATTGGAGAGCTTGGCCCCTACGGCAAGCCATCGCACTGCCAGCGCGAGGTCCTCTGGACGCATCCAGACATCCCGCTTCCGGTGAAGGGCTTCATCGACCTCCAGTGGGAAGACAAGGGGATCATCACCGACATCAAAACCACTTTCCGCGTGCCATCCGAGATCAACCTCACGCACGCACGGCAGGTCGCCAGCTACGGCTTCGCTGTCGGCAACAACGTCGACCTGCGCCTGAGCTACATCTCCGACAAGAAGGCGGTGACATACCGCCTCGAGAACCGTGAGCAGCACCTCGCCGCCCTGGTGAAGGTTTCCCAGTCTCTCGAGAAGTTCCTCTCAATCAGCGACGACCCGCGCGAGCTCGCGCAGTACGTGGCTGTCGATTTCAGCAGCTTCTACTGGAGCGACCCAGCCGCAAGGCAGGCCGGCTTCGAGGTGTGGGGCTACTAAACGCAACGCCGCCGGCGTCATGGCGGCATTTGGTAAAAGGACAACGTAAATGGCACTTGGTCTCTCAATGGGCGACGGCAACTTCACCCCCTACGCAAAGTACGACGCCCGCGCCGGCCGCTGGTTCACGAAGGGTGCAGATGGCGACATCGACATCACGGACGGCTTCACCGCCGTATTTGACCTCGAGACGGTCGAGGTGGGCTGGATGATTTTCGCCTCTGGCGTCGCCCCGGTCTACGTCGTGCAGGACATCAGCCTCGGCGTGCCGCCGAAGCCGCCTGGCGACATGAAGCAGGGCTTCAAGCTGAATATCGCGCTGCCCAGCGCCATCGCCGGCGGCGGCGTGCGCGAGGTCTCCTCGACTGCGAAGTCGATGATCGGCGTCATTGACCGCCTTCACACGGAGTACAGCAACGCGCCCGAGAAGTCGCAGGGCAAGCTGCCCGTCGTCAAGATGAACGGGACAACCGTCGTCGAGACGAAGGGTCCGAGCGGCATGACCCGCAACTACGCGCCGAACCTGCAGATCGTCTCGTGGGTTGCACGCCCCGAGTCGATGCCGAAGAAGCAGGCCGCCGCGCAGATGTTCGCCGCCGCTCCGACCTACGCCGCGCCGCCCTCCACCGGCTCCACGCAGGTGCCGCCTCCGGCGCAGCAGGCAGCACCCGCCGCGGCCATGGACTTCGGCTGACAACAATGGGGCGGGCTCAGGCCCGCCTCACTTTCCGGCAGGAGAAAGCATGACCACCGCCGACGCAACCGCATCGAAGGATTTCCACCTGACCATCAAAGTCAGGAACGCCAGAATGCTGAGACTTATGCAAAAGAACGGCTTCAAGAATGCCTCCGCACTTGCCCGAGCCACTCTACTGCACCCCAGCATTATAGGTGACCTTCTCACTATGAAAAGGTCGCCAATGAGGGCGAGTGGAGATTGGACTCGTTGCGCGTACGCGGTTTCGTCCGCATTGCGGTGCGAGCCGGAAGACATTTGGCCGGCCCATCTTGCTAGGATGAAAGCTAAATTTTCGTCGGTTTCGTTCGAGGTTGGCATAGAGCAACTCGAGCGCATGAAGGAGCCCCCTCAACTCTCTCATGTTTCGGGGAAAGAATTGCGGGACATAATCGACAAGAACCTGTCCCCACTGGAATCGCAGATCTTGAAGATGCGTTTTGGCCTTGATGGGCCGGAGCTCACTCATAGAGAAATTGCCAAAGAGATCGGAACGCACACCGCCCAGCGTATCTGCCAGATTGAGGCGAAGGCAATCAGGAAAATGAAGTGGCCGAGGGCGGCCCGCGTCCTTCTCGAAAAATTACACGAGTTGGAATAGACATGAGCATCAATATCACTATTCCCGGCAAGCCCTGCGCATGGCAGAGGGCCAGATCGAACGGCAAGATCCGGTTCGACAGCCCAGAGCAGACCCGCAACAAGACCACGATCGCCTCGATTGGCTACGAGGCCATGGGCGGGAAGCCGCCCCTCGAAGCCGCGCTGCATGTAGACGTCACCGCCATCTGGCCGTGGCCGAAGAGCCTATCGGCGAGGAAGCGCGAGGCTCACCACGGCTACGTCACGTCTCGCCCCGACGGCGACAACGTGATCAAGTTGATCGGTGACGCACTCAACAATATCGTCTGGCGAGACGACAGCCAGATCGTCGTCCACTCAGTCTCGAAACTCTACGGCGACACACCCAAAACGGTGATCCGCGTCTCGGAGGTTCTGTCGTGAGGCACTGGACCGAGGCGATGATCAGCGAGTGCCTCGACGGCACATGGACCCACATCACCTACGAGGGGAAGTTCGTCACCGAGTTCGTTGATGATGTTTGCGTGCCGGCGAAGAGATCAGGCGGGCGCCACAAGGGATACAAGGCCGCGAGGCCGCAGATCGCGTGGCTTCCGGCAGAGGACGAGCTCCTGTGCGCCATGCGGCTGCGCAACCTGCCGTTCTCGAAGATCGCGTGGCATGTGGGCCGCAGCGAGGAGAGCACCAAGAAAAGATTCCGGGTTCTGCGCGTTAAGGGCGCCGTGATGATGTGACCAATTTTGATTTCATAAAGATGGGTGCCACGCACCGGCAGCTTCAGGACATCGTGATGGCCCGCTTGTCGGAGCGCGAGGCCGAGGTCGATCACCGCGAGACCGAGGCCCTGATCCTTCTGTGTGCCGAGCTTGCCTCGATCACCTACAGCAGCAACCGGAGTGCCCAGTGGGCCGCCATCGCCTATCTGGCCGGCAGGATGAAAGACCACGCCAATGGGTGAGCGGCCGAGCGAGTACAAGCGCGACCTCAATGACTGGTACGTGGAGCCCGTTTGGTCCGTCGAGATGCTGCGCGACCGCGTCGGATTCCTTGGTGAAATTCACGACCCCTGCTGCGGCATGGGAACGATCCCGAAGGTGTTCGGGGGGTCTGGTGCGGACCTGATCGACCGCGGCTACGGATACCCGGCGCGGGATTTTCTGCGCGACACCTTGACCTACGAGAACATCGTGATGAACCCGCCCTACAAGACGGGCCAGGCGATGATAGAACACGCGCTGAAGCAGACGCGAGATCGCGTCGCGGCCTTGGTGCAGTTGAAGTTCCTCGCCTCGAGGCGTCGGCACGAGCTTTTCTCCCGGCCAGACCTCGAGAGCGTGATTGTCCTGAGCCGGCGGCCGTCGATGCCGCCGGGTGAGGAGCTCAAGAAGAAGGGCGAGGCGATCCGCAGGAACGGCTCGATCGACTTCTGCTGGGTTGTGTGGAGGCGTGGCGTGAGGCTCGTCAATCAACCAACAATGAGGTGGGCACTGTGACCTACATCCTCGCGTTCCTTGTCTTCGGCTGCTTTGTCTTTGCACTTTTCATCATGTTTCTGATCGTGGGAGGCAGGGCATCGTGAACGCATTTTTTGGCGGCATTATTTTCGGAGCCATTCTGGCCGGCAGCGTCGTCGTCATCTTCATCACAAGCAGGCGCCGGCCGCCGCGGCGCGAGCCAATCGAGTGGGTGCCTGAGTTTCACGACCCGCATCTGCAGCCGCCCGTCACCACACGCATCTTGATCAAAGAGAGGAGCATTCAATTATGAGCATCAAGGCAGTCATTGAAAGCATTGAGCAGGCACGCGCCAACAACACCAACACGGCCACGGCGGTGCTGGGAAAGCTCAACGACATGATCCAGCAGATCGAGCACACGAAGGTGGCCGTCGCTGATGAGTTCGCCGAGCGCGACCGCGACCTAGTCCGTCTCATGGAAGGAGCGGCATGATGGACATCAGAAAAATCCGCTGCACCGTGCCGTGCGATCCGATGACGGCAGAGAATGGGTGCCATTGTGCTGAAGCAAGGGACGAGATTACACGGCTTAGGGGTATGCTGCCGCGCCCGATTGAGGAAGCGCCGAAAGACCGTGAAGTGATCGGCGTCGAGCGGCCGTTCGGAGAGGACCAGAACTATTTTCACCTGGGCCAGTGGAACGAAAAGCATCAACAGTTCATGTCAGATGCCGGTTACGATAGTTACACTGGCGCACGGCGCTGGGCCTTCTGCGGCGTCACTCATTACATCGACCCGGAAGCCGTGCCGCTTTTGCCGGAGCATGTTTTTGAGGATGGCGACGATGACTGAAATTTACATCCCACACGATGCAGTCAAGGCTGCGGCAAAGCAAATCTGCGGCTTCGAGCGCGATCAGGAAGTTGATTGGCGCGAGTATATCGGCCACGCCCGCGCTGCCATCACAGCCGCGCTTGAAGCGTGGCCGGGGATGGACGTTGAACGATTTATGCCTGACAGCGGCCCGTACACAATACATCTCCCCCTGCCGAAGGGTGGCGACGATGAGTAACATCACCATCCCACTCGCTGCGCTGGAGGCGGGCGCGAGCGCTATCGCTGAAAGCCTTCGCATTGCACGACTGACTACGGAAGCACAGGACGGCTACAAGCCCGAAGCCCGCGCCGCCTGCATCGCCATGCTCCGCGCGTGGCCGGGGATGCAACATGACAACTACGTCATCGTTCTCCCCCTGCCTGCGGAGGCCAGCGATGAGTGAGACAGACGCTGAGTTCGTCGAGATTATGATGCAGGACGGCGACTGGCAGCCGGGTAGTCGGATGCACCGCCTCGCAATCCTCGCCCGCCGTGGGGCTGACGCCGCCGCCCGCATCGAACAGCTTGAGGCCGCGCTGCGGGCTGCCTATGAGGCCTATGCTGGCAGCGACGGATTTGTACCCGAGACATGTGCCGAGGGGTATCAGCGGCAGATCATCACGCAAATGGTGGGTTGCATCAGCGCCGCACTGGGAGAGGAACGCACATGAGTGACCTCGACAAGGCCTGCCGGGACGCCGTCCAGCGTCACCGCTCGCGCCGCCTCGGGCTCTACCTCGAGGCCATCCTCGCCGACTACATCCAGCACCACGGCGTCGACGAAACCCGGAGCGTGCTGCAGTGGTGGGACGCGCACCTGAAGGAGTTTGACGCCAGTGAGTAAGAGGCCAGCCCGTTTCACGGAGGCCGAGGTGGCCCGCGTGCTGCGGGCGGCCAAGGCGTCAGGCATGACCATCGAGATCACCCCCGACGCGATCCGGGTGGTGCCTCTCCCGTCGCAATCCACAGCCCAGGTTGACAAGCGGCCGCTGCCGGTGCCCTGATACCGGCGTGGACCGAAAGAAGAGACCCCCTTACCTAGAGACATACAAGTCTCGCCACGGCCGGCGCATGTGGTTCTTCGTAGCTACACGCAAGGGCCAGCGCACCCGTCTGCCAGATCCCTACGGGTCGCCGGAGTTCCATGAGGAATACCGCAAGCTTCTCGCGCAGCACCTGTCTGGCGAGCTCCAGAGCGGCCGCACGCTCGGCTGGCTGATCGAGCAGTGGCTGGCAAGCCCGCAGTGGGGCCAGACCGCCAAGGAGACGCGCAAGCAATACACCTACCAAATCAAGGGGATGCGGCGACGGGCCGGCACCGCGCCGATTGAGGACTTCACCACCGAGTCGATCGTGGCCGGCCGTGACACCCGAGCTCACAAGCCCAGCGACGCCAACAAGTACCTGCGCTGCTCCGTGGCGCTCTGGAAGTTCGCCGTCGAGCGCCAGTGGGTCAAGGAAAACCCGGCAAAGGGCGTGGCGCCGGTGCGGGTGAAGACCAAGGGTTTCCACCCGTGGACAGAGGACGAGGCTCAAGACTTCGAGGAGTGCTGGCCTGTAGGCACCCGCGAGCGGCTCGCCTTCGACCTGCTCGTCTTCACCGGCGTGCGACGCTCTGACGTCGTCAGGCTGGGCCGGCAAAACACGCGCGACGACCAGATCACGATCACCACCGAGAAGAGCCGGAACATGGGAAAGCCGGTCGAGGTCACCATCTCGATCCTGCCGCCGCTGGCGACCTCGATCGCCGCAACGCCGGTGGGCGAGAAGACCTACCTCGTGACGTCCTTCGGCAAGCCATTCGTGAAGGAAGGTTTCGGCAACTGGTTCAAGCGGGCCTGCGTGAAGGCCGAGGTGCCCGGCTCGTCCCACGGGCTCAGGAAACTGGCGGCAAAGCGCATGGCCGAAAACGGCGCCACGGAGGCCGAGCTCAATGCCGTCTTCGGCTGGGCACATGGCTCGACGGAATCTGCCACCTACATCCGCTCGGCCAGCAGGAAGAAGCTGTCGCTGGGCAGCGCCACCAAGATGCTGCCCCTAACCGTGCCCCTAACCGATCCTGAAAAGGCTTAAAAATAAGGGGTTTTTGAAGGCAATGGTGGGCGATGAGAGACTGGCATTTTGCGCTGATTGCTAAGAGTTAGCGGGTTTTCTGCCCCTAACCTGCCACTTCCGGGCTATTGAAATCCCTCGCCGAATCTTTTTTTGCCCCTAACCTTTTTGACCCCCTTGACCATGCTCACATGTGAGCATATATCTGGGTCATCAACAAGGAGCACGACAATGAACCGCACCAAGATCATCGAAGCAAGCGCAGTAGACATCGACGGCAACGGCTTCTACAGCGTCGTCGCCGAGGCCAAGGACGGCCAGCGTTTCATCCTCGGTGGCTACGGCCACAAGGACGCCGACCGCGTCGCCCGCCTTGCCGCCAAGGTTCAGGCCGGTGGTTCAATCAACTCTGACCTGTGGATCGATCATTATCCGCGCTACGGATCTGAGGCCTACGAGTTCGAAGCCCGTGAGGCTTCCTTCTACGCCGATGGAATCCGCTTCGGCGTGATCGGCGAGGCCGACGTTCCCGCTAACATCCGCACGCTGCTTTGAGGGGCTCCGGCCCCTCCTCTTCCCCCTCAACAAGGAACACCGACATGAAACTCTCCCTATCCCGGCTCCGCGCCGAGATTGCCAAAGACCCCCGCATCGAAGCCGAGATCGACCTCGAGGAACCCGGCAAGGCGATCGTCTACACCGCTGACGGCTTCACTTGGGACTGGAACGACGGCAATCGCTCCGTCGAGGGCTTCCTAATCTCTGCCGACAATTGCGACAACGACCCCCAAGACACCCTCGCGTATTTCCGCTCTCGCCAGCGCGCAATCTCGGAGGTGCGCGAATGATCGCCGCCCTCCCCCTCCTCGCCCTGCTGGCCCTCACCGGGCCAGCAGCGGCGGGCTGCGTCGGCAGTGCCTGCGTCGACAGCGCCGGCAACGTCTTCACGGTCTCGCCGCAGGGCAACATCCTCGGCCTCAACGCCCAGACCGGGCAGCAGTTCACCGGCACCCAGTTCGGCAATGGCGTGACCATCATCACGCCGGCGCCGCAGGGCTTGCCGTCGTTGCCGCTGATCGGATTGCAGAAGTGACCCCCAAGCAGTTCCGGCAATACCTCGACAAGAACGGCCTGTCGCAGAAGAAGGCGGCCGAGCACCTCGGCGTCTCGCGTAATACCATCGCCTACTACCTGTCGGGCAAGTGGCCGATCCCGAAGGTTTTCTCTCTGGCCCTGAAAGCACTGGAGGACGAGCTATGAGCGACACCACCCTCAAGATCAGGCTCGAGGAGCTTGAGAAGGCGCATGCCTTCATCGCGCTGCACTACACCATGAAGGCCGCGGAGCACCTCGAGGCATGGGCTCGCACCCACGAGGATCTCGGCGAGAAGGAGGAGGCTCGAGGTGTGCTTCGGGCCTCCGGCTACCTGATGGAACTGGCTGATGAGCTAGGCAAGAAGGCAGACGTCGGCGTCGGCGATCTCACTTGAACAGGCCGAGCTTGTACCAGCGATCAACCATCTCTTCCGTGATCTTCTGGGTCGGACCCTGCCGGCCGAAGGTGTACCAGTCGTTGGAGGATAGCGTGCCGTCAGGCTTGAGCGGCTGACGCGCATTGGTCTTCACCCAATCCGGCATCAGGTAACCCACCGGGACGCGCCCATCGAGCTCGCCCTCTCCCCAGCCGGGATAGCTTGCGGCGTAGGTCCCGTGATCCGATGGGATAGCCTTGCCATTCGGGTCAACCTTGAAGAGCGAACCGCCGGCCCACTGCGCGTCGTTCAGGGCGAAGTCAGGGTCGGCAATCGCAAACCGGATCGGTCCGATCTCGGGCGCACCCATGTCGAGGGCATCGCGGCCATCAAAAGCTTTCACCATGCGCGTCCGCATTTGGCCGTGCGGGCCGGGCGCATTATTCAGCAAAAGTGCCCTGGTCTTCTCGAGATTCTTATCGGTGTCGATGCCGGGAAAGCTCTTTGGGTCGAAACTATCGATGCGGGTTTTGTCGGGACCATTTGGGCCAAACTTCTCGAGGAGGAAGTCGTTGAGCCTCTTCCGCTCTGCCTTCGTTTTCTTGCCGGCCTGAATGTCCTGCAGCACCAGATCAGCCGTCGCCGCATTGTAGTCGGTCGCATCAGACGCCATCGTCGTATTGATCATAAGAGGGTCGCCGCCAGCGTCGGTTATGGCCTTGCTCTTGTTGATGGCGCCAGTCGCGGCCGTGGGAGCTCCGGCCCACACGGCGCCCTCGTCAATGCGCTTCTGCTTCACAGTGAAGCGCGGGCCGCCGCCGGGCTGCGCCGGGTTCACGTTCCTGCCATTGATGCCATGAACGATGCTGGTGCTCGCCATGTCACCCGGCGCCGAGTAAACCGTGCGCCCAATCAGCCCCTCGGGGCGGCGCTTAACTGGCGTCTGAGATGGCACGTCTTCGACGAGCTTCATCCAGTCTTCGGGCGCCGTAGCGTTCGGCGACATGATCTTGGGGTTGTTGTACTTGATGCCGCTGTAGTAGTTGGCGAGCACCTTTGGCTCGACACCAAGCCTCTTGGCCTCATCCACGAGCGTCACGAGCCTTTTGTTCGCAGGCAGGGCCATCAAGGCCGACAGCGACATTGCGCCGGAGAGCTCGCCTGGTCCGGGCGTCGCAAACTGGGCGAGGAAGTCCGTCACGGCGCCGAGATCGGTCTCAGCCTCCGGCAGGTCGCCGGCCACGCTCTCCCAGGCCTTGATCGAGTCCTCGCCAGAGATCGGCCACATGCGGCCGGGATTGATGACGTTCCGCAAGGTCTCGTTGTCCGAGACGCCGAAGGCATCGAGCCCCCAGTCGGCGAGGCCGGCGAGGTCTTTCGGCAGACCCGGCAGGGATGCCACGCCGCGGTTGATGCCAGCGACTGCCTGCGTGCCGATGTCGGCAAGCTGGTCGGGGATGTTTTTGTCGCGCCCGGTCTCGCCGTCGAACATGGTCGAGGCGCCCTGCGTCGCAGCCGCGCCGCGGTCCTTCAGGAAATTGGCGAGGCTCTTGGTGTTCGTGTTCTTGCTGTCTGTCGGGTAGGCTTGCTTCTGGAGCTCTGCAGCCTGTGCATTGCTCATGCCGTCGAGGATGTTGTAGCCAAGCATGGCAGAGGCGCCGGCGATGCCGTACTTGCGGACGATCGAGATCAGCTTGTCGTCGAAGACAACGTAGTTGCGGGTGCCGTCACCAGCGCCGCGTGATCCAGCGTCTAAGAACTTGATGCCGGGGATGCCTGCTTCTTTGAGTTTTTCCGAAACACGGGCTGCGGCACCTTTTCGATATTGCGCCCTGACGGCAGCATTGGCGTTGTCAGGCCAATCAATTGCACCCAGCATGTTTTCAAGGCTGATGTACTTGTCAACGCCTTTGGTCGTGGAACTGCGTGACGCCTCGCCAATCGTCGCAAGTCTTGCCTGAACATCCGGCTGCTCACTCAGCGCCTTGTCCCAGTCAAGGAAGGCGTTGGGGTCAGCGTCTATGTTGACTTCGTACATGGAGCCACCGCCCGCACGATTTAGCATATCCTCATACGCAGGTACCCATTCCCCTGCGCGTTCGTAATCGTTCAGAATGTCCCTGTAGACAGTTGCCTTTTCAGGAACTCCGCCATATTCATCTGAATAGTTTTTAATGCGAGAAAGAACCTCTTCCTCTGCGCTAGTTTGGGGTCTTACGTTCAGAACGGTTCCACTTGAAAGGTCATCCCGATAACTCTTTGCTACACCCTCATTCTCAGCAAAGTACAGCCCATGCCCGTAAGCCTGTACGCCCTCGCCCGTGCCGATCTTCGACAGGTCGAAGGCGTCGAAACTGTGTGGCGAGCCGTGATAAGCCTTAACACCTTTTTTCTTGGGCAGTTTGCTGATGACTTTGGCGAGGCTCGGCATTGATCAAATTCCCTTCAAAAAATTACCAGCCGCGCCCGCCGCCGCCTGCGCGGCCGCCGCCCGAGCTCCCCAGTCCCATCGACCCGGCGCCGGGGTTGCCCCAGTTCTGGCCGCTGATGGCTCGGGGATCGCTGGCCTGACCGGCCCAGTTGCCGGGGCCGACATTGCCCGGCAACCGGTCCTGAATCTTAGGCTGGCCGGGGGCGAGACTCTGAGGCTGGCTCTGGTATCGCGGATAGTCCTGCATTGGTCGCGCGCCGGTCATGTCGCCGGGGCTGTAGGCATAGCCTGTCGCGATGGGGCTATTGATGTTGCCGTAAGCTTTCAACCAGGCTGAAGTCGGCAGCGGCGGCGGGGACTGCGGGGGCTGTGCGCCAGTAGGCTGCGCCTGACCTTGCAGCCCGCCCATGATGCCCTGCATGGCCGCCTGGCGGGCTTGGGCGGGGTTCATGCCGTAACCCTGAGCCATGCCGCCCGGACGGCCGTAGGCGCTGGTGCCCTGCATCGTGGCGCCGGTCGTCACCCCCATGCGAGACCCGATGCCGCCGTTGTAGCCAGCGCCGCCGCCGCGCATGCCGCCACCCATGCCGCCACCGACGCCGCCGTTCCCGAGGGAGCCCCCCATGCCGCCGGGGCGGCCCATGTTGCTGTTGAAATCATCGCGCATCGCCATTGTCGTCTCCTATGAGAACAGTTTGAAGAGTTTGCCCAGAATGCCTCCATCGAGGCCGTTCTGGAGGTTCTGGGGGATGGCCGCGAGCTTGGCGTCGAGGCCCGGCCCGGTGTTACTTTTGAGCTTGTCGAGGATGCCGCCCAGCGGGTTGCGGCCGGAGCCGTCCTGCATCTGCCCCATCATCTGCTCGATCTCACGCTGTGGGCGGCCCTCCTTCTCCAGAGACCGCTGCATCATGTCCAAGTAGGGCGTGCGCTTGGCCGCCGGGGGAGACCCGCCAGCCGTCTGGATGTTGGGGTTGCGGGCCGCCACCTGCGACATGCCGCCGGAGAAGCCGCCGAGGGAGGCGCCGACGCCCTGCCCCTGATTGCCCGGAAGGGCCGGCGAATTGTCAGCGTAGAAGGTCTTCTCGACGTCGGGCACGTACTTGCCGAGGGAGCTGGAGTAATGGCCGGGCGTCCTGTAGCCCGCCATGGAGCCTCGGCCGGGGCCTGCGCTGTAGGCTGGCTTGCCGTTGCCGTAGAGGGCGCTGGCATTGGCGAGGCGGCTCTCCCAGCCGTGCGCGCCGGTGGGGTTATCGAGGCTCCAGCCCTGCGGCCGCTCGTAGCCCGCGAAGGCCGCCGTGGCCGAGTTGATGTCTCCGGCGCCCTTCAGGGCCTTGCCGGCCCGGCTCTCTGTGCCGGTGAGCTCGCTCTGGACAAACTCCAACTGCGTCTGGAAGTCGTTCCAAGGCTTGCCCTGCTGCTTTGCGAAGTCCCGCAGAGCCCCCAGCCGCTCGCGGTTCCACTGGGCGATGCCCATCGAGTGGTTGCCGGGCCCTGCGTCATTCTTTCGGAGGGCATTGGGGTCGAGGCGCGAATAGCTTTCCTGCTGCAGGTTTCCGACGATCGCCGCAGCCTGAGCCGGCGTCCAGCCCTGGCTCTGGAAATACTGCATTGCGAGTTGCGCGTTATCCATCGTCGTCAATCCTTTTTCCTGAAACCGGAAACCGTGCCGTGGTAGAAAGCGGGCATGCGTACCGTCGAGGGCATCATTGTCGCCGCCATCACATTTGCCGTGATGGCAGCATTCGCCATGCTACTGCAGTGGATCAACACCCGCTGGAGCATCTGGGGAACTTTCCCGATTGGCATCACAATTGGCATCGCTATCTACCTGCACCACCGACATCTAAAGCGGCAGAAGTAGGCACGGCCGCGCTCTTCAAGAGTTGCTGCACGCCCGAGGCGATCAGCTTCGCCTCCCTCTCGGCAACGCCACGAGCCTTCAGCACGGCTGCAATGGTATCAACCGACCGCAGTGCCTCTGGCCCCATCGTCGAGAGCAGGTCGCCGGCCTTGGCGATGACCTTCGGGTTCACGCCGGTGACCTTTTGCAGCAGGCGCCTGAAGCCAGCCGCGCCGCCTTGAGCAATGACAGAAGCAATCGCAGCCTGCGGGCCGCCGGCAGCACCCGCCGTGGCGGCCTGACCAGTCGCCTCGACGACATTCGGCAGGATGCCCTTGCCGCCCCAGCGATTGTTGCCGGCGGCCGTCACCGGCGCCGTCTTCGAGCCGCGAGTGGCGTCGACGAGGTCGAAGGTGGCGCGGAAGTCCTGCTGG